GCATGGTATAAAAACACAAATCAAGATAAATATTTCAGTTTCTTATTATTGTATTAGGTGTGTTGAACAACAAAAATTGTGTGTCAACAAATGTCAATGAAATCATTTAACAGTTAAAGCCTTATTTATAAAACAGACATTACAAAGCTTATATTACATTCACGAATATTCTATCATTCATAATGATATAAAATTTGATAACATTATGATGAATTCAAACAATAAAGCAAACGAAAAACGGCGTTTTAAATCTTCAAGGGTGTAAAAAACAAATTTCCATTTGATGCTTTTGATAATATTCAAAAAAATCATAAAAGAAAACCCAGATTGCTCTGGGTTAAATGAAGTAGAAAATGATTTCGTAAAAGGAATGTTAAATAAACATACAGATGAAAGATTTAGTATTGTGCAAGCGTTGAATCATCCATGGTTGAATGCATAATTTTGTTATTATTTTTTTGTGATTATTTTTTGTGATTTTGTAATTTTTAGAATTTGTCTATACAAGTGTAAAGCTTTTTCAAGCTGCCTGGACACTTCGCTTTGCACGACCCTTTTTAATCGGAGCCGGAGTTACTTCAATACTTTCTTGCTCGATTTCTTCATCAGTATCAAGATCCTCTCCAACTTCTACTTCCACTTCTACTTCTACATCATCATTTGCTCCTTCTACAACTTCTTCGGCTTCATCAACGTCGTCGTCATCCAACATTGCATAATCCGTGATAGAGTCCTTATTACGGAAGACCTTTGCTTGAACCAATTTCCACTTTGTAGAAATGGTAGTCTTTGAAAGACTAAGATAAACAAGCTCTAGAATGCTAACAACTTGGCATCCTTTAGGAACAGAATCCTCAGCACTATCTTCGTTGAGCTCTAGTCTATTTTTAGACTCGTCAAAAAGCAAGACCTCAGATTTGAATTTCTTGTTATTGAGAAATCGGCCACTAAAGTTCCCGTTGGTGTCCATTTCACGATCAATCTTTGCACGGATACGTGATGGATATGGAAGTTGATTGCCCTCCTTGTCTTTTGCAACCTTGACCATAGGAGTATACATCACACTTTCAAGAGTATTGATGTCAAGTTTTGGCATTCCCAACCATTCTCTAGAATTTTCAATAATCTTGTTTTTGATTAAAGTGTCAAATTCTTGCCATTTAGCATGGAACTCTCGGATCTCAGTTGAATTCTTGTCAGTTCCGTTTTCTCCGTAAAAAGAAAGTTCCATCTCAAACTTGTCATCTTTGTTATCAAGTGCGTCTTTTTTGCGCCATCTTTTAATACCATTAGGGGCATACATTTTTGGTGTTTGAACCATGATTTTGCCATTGTTTTGGTTAATGTAGACCATTTTTCTACCATGATTGTCAGTTTTTACATCAGAAAAGGTCACTTTGGACAGGTCAAGAGTATTTGCTTTAACGACACCCATTTTGATTTTGTTTTGTTGTTTGTTGTTGAAGAACTTTGTTCTTTAAATAAGAATCAATTTTTTTTAACTGTATTAAACGTGCAAACAATTAAAAAAATTAGTAATTAGACACCATATGCTTAAGAAGCAAATAATCTTCTGTTGACAGTTTCTTTCCCAAGAGTTTATCTAAAGCATCTTTGTGTTGTACGGTTCCCCAATTCTTGAAAACAGAATAGTCAACATCGGATGCCATTTCTTTGCCCTTGATAGCTTCTTCCGAAGCAGCATCAAGAAGTGTTTTACTCGAAGAGCTTGGTAAAGAACTCAATTCATTCTGTACAATTGCTTTAATTTTTGATTTAACTCGTTCCATTTTTGTTCACAATAGATTTTACAATATACAAACAAAAAAAAAAACACCAAATCTTAATTGCAATTCAACTAACAAACTAGTCAAACTTGACTGTGTAACTAACGGTTTGTTTGGAGACACTCCGGGCGGCTGAAACGGACAACGGCTGTCTTTTTTGAGAATCACCAGATTTCCCTTTCTTAGACTTTAAAGAGTTTTTCATATCTTGTTCAATGACACTAAGATTTTTTTGAACATATGCAAGAATACCATTTTCGAAGCACCACCTAAAGAAGCAAAGTTGACCACAGCTTGTCTCAATATATTCCGTGTCTGTATAATAAAAGATTATCTTGTTTTTTCGACAAAATGGATCAAATGCCCTTTTAGAAAATGATTTCAATTGTAGTTTATAGTTTTGATAAACGTCGATTGCTTTGTCTTTGATCACAATTGTTGTTCGATATTTTTTTGCATAATTTGTGATGAACCAATCTAGAATACGCAGCGATATAACGCTATTTTGATCAATAATGCTTCTCATTTGCTCAACGTAAACTGGATTTCGGAAATATTCTGTCAAAGATTTCATTAATAAACTTAATTTTGTGTCAACGTCAAAATCACTTTCACTCTCCGCCAATTTAGGCTTTGTTTTTGAAGTTGCAGCTACTGAAGTTGCCACTGACATGTGTTTATTAATGTAAATCACAAACGTTTAAATAATTTAACGCACTTATTAATTCGTAGCATTTAATCTACTTTTTAATTTATTATGTGTTTTAATGACGGTAACAATAGAGAGGTCATATAATTCAGAAAAGACTTTCATATCAATTTGCATATTATGTGATTTCAAGACGTAGTAGAAACAGCATACGCCAATGGAAAGAGGAGTGTGATCAAGAAGTAAATCATTGGTTTGACAATAATTTATCAAATTAGATATTTTAGATAATATATCATCAGAAACTTTGATGCTTTTTTTGTTAATGACATCCATGACATATGAGAATGGCTCTTTGGTCTCCAATATATATGATTTATTCAAAAGGAGTTTTTTGCTATTGACAAGTTCAAGAATTATTTTTTCCGCTCTTGTCACGTACTTAATATCAAGATTAATTTTCTTTGCTAAACCAATTGCAGACAACTCTTGTTGAAGAGTTTTTGTAACATATTGAATGCAGCACAGAATGATTCCGTCTTTGACGCGCGCTCTTTTTGTACCATCATGCTTGCGTATAATCGTCATGACTTCAATGACAGTATCCGCTATGAGTTGTTGGAAAGTTTCTGTGATATTAAGTGTTTTGCAAAGAGATTTAGTATAAACAGCTAATTTATATGCATTTTTTTCTTCATTTGTCCACATGTACCAATCCTGCATTTTCTTCATTTTGTCATTTTTATTAGTCTTGTTAAAAGTATGGGAAGAAACTGTTTCATTTTCATAGGACACACAACTTGTATCTAAAAAGGAATGAATGACCAAACCACAGTGTGAACAAATAGATTCATTTTGGAATTGTACAATATCATTGTTATGACATTGTTTGCATATTTTTTCTTCTATAATATGTTTTTGATCGTGTGACTCATTTTGAAGTTGCTCTAATTGTAACCATGCTAATTCTGTTGCATCCATTTTCAATTAATGCAAATTAAGATGAATTCAATTTTAAATAATTTAAAAGCAACTCGCATTACTTGGTAACGACTATCAACAATGATATTAAAATACATATTATTAAGCATATTGATACTTGCACTCATTGTACCAATTATATTGCAGCATGTATTTGAGATACATATTTTTGCAACCGAGTATTTCACGTTCACGATATATGGACTATATATGTTGTGCTATCTTTTATTGCAGTTTATATTTTCAATCATGAACAACATAACAAAAACAAAACAGGCGGCTCTCAAGAATGATACTCTTGAAATGGCTCAACAACCAGTGTACAATGTTTTAGTCGTTGGGTATCGGGAAAATCCAAACTATTTTAGAAATTGTTTAAATTCGATAAAGCACTTATCATTTCACAAACTCTATGTCGTGATTGATGGGTGCATGGAGGAGGATCAATACATGGTTGATATTGTAAAAGAAGTATTTTTAGACACTTGTTGTCATATCATTCTTGATCAATTAAAGTTTAATTTAGATTTAGTGACAATTAAAGAAAAGCTGTCTTTAATCAATCCATGTTGTAATGTTGTATGTATCTCTCAACCACATTCGGGTAAACGAAATGTAATGTATACGGGATTTTACCTAAGTATTACCAATGACCCGCAAGCAAAGTATATTGTGTGCACTGATAGTGACACGATATTGGACTCACGCAGTGCAAGTTTAATGTGTAACTTAATGTCAAGATCAGAGTCAATAGGGGGTATTGCTGGAAATTTAGGAATCTTTGACAAGTATTCATCCTTCATCACATTTATGAGTAGCATACGTTATTGGTTTGCATTCAATGTGGAACGAGCGTATCAATCATATAATAATTACGTTCTTTGTATTTCGGGACCGATTGGATTGTATCACACAAGTATATTGGAAAAAGTAATGGATGACTGGAAAACCCAAATGTTTCTAGGACAACAATGCACATATGGTGATGATAGGCATCTTACTAATAAAATTTTAAGTCAAGGTTATCAAGTCATGTATTTACCATCTGCGCGTGCATTAACAGAAACTCCTTCTACAATTTACACTTTTTATAAACAGCAAACACGTTGGAGCAAATCTGCCTATAGAGAAATGTTATGGACTGTTTCAAGTGTACATAAGCATAGTGTTTTCATGTCTGTTGATTTAACATATACTTTATTATACCCTTTTTTCGTCATGGGCTATTTATTGTATGTTTTATATGCCGGATCTGCCCACGAGCTGGCTTTGTATCTTTCTATTATTATGTTTTTTGGGTTAATAAAATCAATGTATGGTGCTATTTTGGGGAATTCGGAGAACATTTTTTACTTTGCATATACACTTGTATACTTGTGTGTTGTGTTTCCAGCCAAGTTATGGGCACTCTTGACTTTGACAGATATTTCGTGGGGTACACCATTTAGAAAGACGCTAGTTTTTTCTTCCTTGAACATTCAAGCTGATGCCATTTGTTTAGTTGTGTGGAATTTGACTTTACTAGGTGGACTTGCATTTAATTGTGCAAGAAATGCAAATGAAACAACATTTTTAATGGTTATACTTTTAATATGGATAGTATTGTTTGTCGGGGTGTATTGTTATACGTATCTTAAGAAATATAACAGCAACAAAAAATTGATGTAATGTATAATTTTTTTTACGATGTTATATATATAATGGTTTATGAACATTGGAGTTTTCGTCCAAGAAAGCAAGTAGATGTTTCAAAGCCAGATGTTTCAAAACCGTCTGTCCTAAATGACAATATGCCTAATACGCGTGGATCTGGAATAGGCACAAGAGTATTAGGAGGAGCAGCAACAACTCTCGGCCTGTTAGGTAGAAACTGGTCTGGTCCATTTGGTTCTTCTGGAAGCTCTGGAAGCTCTGGAAGCTCTGGAAGCTCTGGAAGCTCTGGCGGCTCTGGTGGCTCTGGAAGCACGGGTGGCTCTGGTGGCTCTGGTTTCAGTTCATTTTTTGTTATGGCGGTGATGATGTTATTAGGCTTGAGTGGCATGGGTGTTGTATTTTTTGGGGCTTCAAAGTAAGAAAAGCCCCTAAACCAATGATGGCTCAGGGGCTTTTGTTACCTTGTTAATAAAATTCTAATTTTCATTTTTCAAAAAACTCAATGTATACCAATATTTTTCGTCTTTACTACAAATGGTAACGATAATGGAACCATTTTTAGCATATTTTATCATTTTTGTTTCTCTCTCGCCATAATTTCTATACCACCCGTTTGCTTTGTTCATTTTAATCGTTTTTGTTCCAACTTTATCTTCGTATTCCTTACAAGCATAATTAAAGTGTTCCATGCATTCAGCTTCATTGTCATACGTGTACTCGCAATGCTTCAAAATACGTTCTTTACTGTATTCCGACCAAATGTTGTCATACTTTTCTTCAACGATCAAGCAAAAGGCGGACATTTATAAAAATAACGTTGTTGGTGTTGTTTGTTCAATTTATTGTTGGGTGTTATTTGTGTATTCAATTTATCATATACATATATTTTTCAATTTTTTAGGTTTGGGTTCCAACGAACATTAAAGTTTAGTGACAAGACAAGAATTTAAGAAATGTTGCTTTTCCATCTCATTCATTTTCAAGTTCAATTTTTGAACCTTGTGGGTTAATGTGGGTTTAATGGTGTCAAGAAAGGGGCCTTCTGCATATTCTTTGCTTTGTTCAATGAGCATTCTACCAATAGACGTTGTTAATTGACCCAGCGGCTTGCAGATTAAATTTCCTTGATTGCGTGACAAAAATCCGTATGTAGAATTCAAAGAAACCTTGATGGCAAGCTGCGTCGAGTCAAGGATGTCAGCTAATAATTTATTACCATTCTCCTGTGCCCTTTCCATTTGCTTTTTTACCTTTTTGCGTTCAGCATAAAGTTCTTCGAGTAGTGCTGGCACAACGCCTTTGTTAACGACGTTGCCATGTTGATCAAGATGAGGTTGAACAATGGTGAAGGAATAGTGCACATCCTTTTTTTGAAATTTTTCTTCATCAGTTCGTTCTTTTTTAAGGGGGTCGTGTATTCTACAAAAGAAGGAATTGTCCAGTTCAAAGAATGCTTGTTTTCCGCACACTTGTCCTTTACTTTTTCCGCTTTTGCCAATAGCTGTACAAGTTTGACGAAGTTTGACTGCGACTTTGTCATCCCATGAGATTGTTTCGTATTTCACACCTTGAATGTTATTATATTTTGGATCCATGACAAGAGTACTGTAGCACAAATTTCTACTTATTTCAACAGTGGGATATAGACTGCTGAAATCAAGGACCGCAACATTTTCTTGGTACATTCCTGGAATGGGTTCAAGGACAGTTGCTCCTGTAAAACTATCTTCAAGAGTATCTTCGGCAGACCACATTCGACCAATCAGAATTTCCTTTTTTGTGTGAACAAGAGTCATTTTAGCATTGAAAATTTCTTTTTGTAGCTCAACATCACATAAAACAACAAGTTGATTTTCATCAAGGACCTGAGATATTTTACCAGAGATTACCAAGCGTTTTGACGTTTGAGAGAATCCACAATCAATTTGAACATATTCTCCAACATCCATTTCATCAAGCTCGTGAACATCTTTTGTTTTCAATTGCAAAGGGTAGGAATCTTCATTAAAATTTGTGTGAGGGACAAGAAAGTCCATTTGCCTAGCTTTTCTAAGCACTTGTGAGTAGACTTTAATGGTTTGTCCACGAGTAGTAAGGAATCCGATTGGCACAAAAGTAACATTTGCTAATTGAATAATATTAGTAAGAATCAATTGTTTATCCACGAGTTTTTGCAGCAGCTCTGTATCTTGTAGACAATACTCTCCAATTTCTTTTATTTTTTGTGGAGTGCCTTGTTCATAATAGGAAAATATATCTTTGGCAGAAACATCATGTTTTCCTTCTTTTAAAATTTCATTAGCAATATTATCTAATTTATAGCTAGAGTATTTTTTCATTCCTCTTTTATAATGAATGAGTAAATCGTAATTCAACCTGCCTGGAATATACACTCTATAAAACTCGCTGTCACCATATGCACTAGAACTAAAAACTTCTTTTTTCATGCAACAAGGCGTGCTTGAAAGTCTACTTAGTTTGTTGAAAAAATACCCTGATTTCCCATCTTCCCTTGCCAGCCCGTATAAAACTGCACGTTCTTTCAAATACATGCAATCAAAAGAGTCACCGTTGTATGTGTACATAATATCAGGGTCCATTGATGACATGACATCTACCCACCTTTTTATGAGTTCTTTTTCATTCTTGCATTCTTCGACAATGACACGACTATCATTAATTTTAGCACATGATTTTAAAGTGAGCAAGTGTTTTACAAGAGGTTGGGATTCTCCATAATACTGATATGTTGTTGCAATTTGAAAAATTTCGTTAGGGTATGAAACATGTCCATTTGCGGGGTCTCGTACTTTTCTTTTTGGGTCCGGGAATGTATAATCACAGCTATAAACTTCAATATCCCAAGAGGCTTGAAGAAAACGAGCCATGTCTTGTTTTTCGCGACATGACACCACATCGCGTCTATCAATTTCTACTTCAATTTGTGTTGTACTAGAGTCGTAGGATTGCTTATATTTTGTAAATGGAAGAGTGATCCAACCAGCAGTTAAAATGTCTTTAATATGACAATAACGCATGAATGGTTCAAAGTTGCTTTCATACAGCTTGAATTTAGTTTGTTTTTTGGTGACATTGGGGATGTGGATTGCTTTTTTAAAGATGTACTTGCTTTTCATCATTGCGGTGACATTATTGAATACCAATTTGACAAATTTAAACATTTTGCCATTTTGAAATCCGAACAAGTCTTTTTTTTCTACAATGCACGATTTATGTTTTCCATGTTCTTTGACCAATGCATTGGGTATTTTTTTCAATGTATAACTCGATTCAATGTAATTTAAGAAATGCAAGAGCTTTAACCTATCAAATGTATCATCTACTTTGACGTAAAAAAATGGTTTAAACCCAGTTATATTGCAAGTAATTGAAATACCTTCTTTTGTTGCTCCAAAGCAGCGCATTGTGTAAACATTTGATTGACATTCGCTATTGCTTTCGTCAGTAAAAGTTTGACAACCTTCTTGTTCCTCATCTGGTTCATCTTGAGCCCACCATTCAATGATTTGAAATGTGATATCACGTTTAAGAAAATCATGTGGGACACTAATAACTTTATTACGTGAAAATTGATTCATCTCTTCTTAATTTAGGTTGTTGCATTTAATAATTATTTTTTTTTAAATGCAAATTGAAATGTTTCTTCTACTTAAAACAGTTAACTCTTAAACAGTTGTAGTGAGTGCTCTAAACTTGACGAGGCCATTACTAAAGTCTGGGGTGCTTGTTGTCGTATATTGAATTTGCCCAGAACTATTAATGGAGAAAGTAATTCCTGTAACATCACCTACAAATGATGAATTGAGTACCCAATTGCTTGCTTTTTGCACACCCTTTAAATTGTAATATGCATACTTGTTACCGGTTGTTCCCGAAATGGTAACAGAAACAACAGCATCAAAGGCGCGTGCCACTGCATTATCAAATGCAAAGGTATTTACATTTTCAGCAACAGCAACACTATTTCCAATGGTTGCGGCTCTTTCTTTAATGATGTCACCCATGCTTGGGGATACATCAACAGTATTGAAAACGATAGAACCTCCAGTGACAGTCAAGTTTCCGCCAGTAACCAAAACATTTCCAGACAAATATGATTCGCCAGTAACAGCAATGCCACCAGCAGTAACGGCACCTTGAAGCCATGATTCTCCAGTAATATTTAAAGATCCACCAGTTAACCCAAAATCAAGGATACTTGCTCCTGTAACATACAAGCTTCCGGAAGTAATACCACCGTGAAAAATGGAATTTCCAGTAACATTAATAGTACCAGCTGTAAGTCCAGTGTCCATAACAGATGGCCCTGTAACATAAAGACTTCCAGAAGTAATACCGCCATGAAGAATTGAATTTCCAGTAACATTAATAGTACCAGCAGTAAGTCCAGTGTCCATAACAGATGGACCGGTTACATAAAGACTTCCAGAAGTAATACCGCCATGAAGAATAGAATCACCAGTGACATTGATAGTACCAGCTGTAAGTCCAGTGTCCATAACAGATGGACCGGTTACATAAAGACTTCCAGAAGTAATACCACCGTGAAGAATAGAATCACCAGTGACATTGATAGTACCAGCTGTAAGTCCAGTGTCCATAACAGATGGCCCGGTTACATAAAGGCTTCCTGAAGTAATACCACCATGAAGAATAGAATCACCAGTGACGTTGATAGTACCAGCTGTAAGTCCAGTGTCCATAACAGATGGCCCCGTGACATAAAGACTTCCAGAAGTAATTCCACCATGAAGAATGGAATCGCCTGTAACGTTAATAGTACCAGCTGTAAGTCCAGTGTCCATAACAGATGGACCGGTTACATAAAGACTTCCAGAAGTAATACCACCGTGAAGAATGGAATTGCCTGTAACATTAATAGTACCAGCAGTAAGTCCAGTGTCCATAACAGATGGTCCCGTGACATAAAGGCTTCCGGAAGTAATGCCGCCATGCAGAATTGAATTTCCAGTAACATTGATGGTACCAGCTGTCACACCTGTATGTAAAACAGATGGTCCCGTGACATTAAGACTTCCAGAAGTAATTCCGCCATGAAGAATTGAATTTCCAGTAACATTGATGGTACCAGCTGTCACACCTGTATGTAAAACAGATGGTCCGGTAACAGTAAGAGAACCTGATGTTAATCCTCCATGCAATGTGGAGGCGCCTGTAACATACAGATTACCGATGGTAGCACTATAAAGTTGAGCATCTTGTAAAGATACTGTAGCGACGAGCAAATCTGAAACATAAAGATTGGCCATGGTAGAAAATCCACTTGTGTATAGATTTGCAGTGGAAACTAGCGAGTTGGCATACAAGCCGCGGAAACGGACATCTGCATAATTCTGGAAATTTTCAAGATTTGTTTTTGGATCTTCAGCATCAGCAATATAAGCAAAGCGAACTTCATCTGAGCTTTCGTCATAGTATTGTGCGAGGTAGCTTTTGTTGAACAAATCAAAAGAAAGTTCTGTATTTCCTGATGTAGCGAGTGTATTACCAGCTGAAAACAACGTTGCCACTTTTGTGGAGGAGTTATAATCTGAAATTTGAGCATTTCCGTCCGAAGTTCTAATCCACCATCCGTTGTAATAATTATCGCTTTGAGTGTCTGAGCCAGGGAGCGTGACGGATATATATCCAGTTGCTTGAAGAGTACCGCTGGTTACGGGGGTTTCAGAAATGACGTCAACTCCATCACGATGAATCAAAACACCAGCATCTCTACTTCCAGCGGGTCCAGAGTTGAGCATAAGTGTATTGTCTTCAACATTGATGGTTTCAGAATTCACAGTTGTAGTGGTTCCATTGACATACAAATTGCCAGTGATAGTTGCATCTCCCCCAACATTCAAGTCTTTTGCAATTCCTACTCCACCTGCAACAACGAGAGCGCCATTGTTTGAACTTGAACTTTCTAGTGTGTTATGAATATTGATGATGCCGCCAACATTAACATTTTTGGCAACGCCAACACCTCCAGCAAGCACAAAGGCTCCTGCAGTTACACTTTCACTTTGATATGTAGAATTGATTGATACCCCTCCATATAGTACAAAAGAACCAGATGTTCTATTCAACGCCTCGGTTGTGTCAAATATGACAATGGGCTGCTCGAAATACATAGGTGTTGTAGACATGTTATTTCTTTTTATGAATTTATGAAATAATATTAAAACTTATTTTAAACGAATTGCTGTACAAACTTAATTTTACGTTTAAGTGAAAATTGTGTTTGATTTAAAATTGACTTTTTTTATTCAGTCAAGGTAGTCAAATAAAATGTACAAGGTCAATAACATCAATGATTTAGAAATTTTATATAGTATTTTGCGAGAAAAGAATCCTGACAAGCATATAGATATTGTTTACAGTTACAACAAAAAGGAATATATCATAAAGGTAACTGGTCAATCCTTCAAGAGTGATCCTGAGGTGCCTTTAGATCTTACCATCAAAGTTGTTTATGGTGACACAGATAGTACATTTTTATCATTCAAGTATAACAGAGATGATTTTGAGAAAAACAGAATTGATACATTCAAATTGGCAACAATATGTGGAGACAAATTAACAAATGAAGTATTTAATCGTCCACCAATTGTTATGGAATTTGAAAAAGTTTTTCAGCCATTTATCTTATTAACTAAAAAAAGGTACATTGCTAACAAGTATGAGAACATGAAGGATCCTTTCAAGTTAAAAGGCATAGATGCCAAAGGGATTGCTTTAACGAGGAGGGATTACAGTCCCATGGTGAAGAAATGTTATAAAGAAATGATTGATGCCATTGTTCAAACAAGTGTAGATATTGATCAAAGCATAAAGATTTTCAAACGGTACGTGGAGGATATTCATTTGTATAATATAAAGGTTGATGACTTGGTTGTTTCGGCAATGTTAGCAAAAACTTACAAATCTGATAATTTGGCTCATGTTAATTTGGCGAAAAAGTTGAAAGAAAGAAAAGAAGAAGCGGAAGTTGGCTCTCGTATTCCTTACATTTTTATTGAAAACACTAATTCAAAGGTAATGTTGAAAAAGTCAGAGCTGGCAGAAGACCCAACCTATGCCATAAAAAACAATTTGAAGTATAATCGTCTTTGTTATTTAGAACAACTTGCAAAACCTATATTAGGATTTTTAAAAGTTGTATTAAAAGATCAACCATCACTATTAGATGATTTGGTAGATTATGTTAATGCAAAAATCGTAATATATGGCGGTAAGAGTTTAAAGCCAAGTGATTTTAAATTGGAATAAAAAAATTGAGAATTTTTTTTGAACAAACAAAGAAAAATGGCAACAAAAAAGGCTTATTTATTTTCGAGTGATGTTGCTTCATTTATTGGTCAAAACATCTGGGATTATACAACACCATTCGAGCGCTTGTGGAAAAAGGTAGATGCAACTGGATATGACAGTGCAATTACCCAAATGAAGAATCATGTTAACGAAAAAAAGTTGGAAATTGAGCAAGTGAATCTGGAGAAATCCCATTTGCTTGTTGATTTACAGCAAAAGAAACTGACAAAGCGGCAATATGACATGAAGCTCAAGGTTTTAGATAAAAAGGCATTGGACATTAACGAGAGTGTTATTATTGCACAGGACAAAATTGATGAAGTTATGTTAAGTCAGCAACAACGGTTAGAAAATGTGGTCGGTGTAGATTTAATTACTGAAATGAATTCAAATGATATAGAAACAAGCACAAAAAGAACAAGGCTAAATGATGCAATCAATGAATTAGACATGGATGAGCGACGAAAAGATAAAATATTCAAGGCTGCAGAGTCATTTATTAACAAGACGCATGGTACATTGAAAGAAAACGAGGCTATTGATATGTTCAATAAAAAATATTCGGTACAATTGGACACATCTCAACAATTCTTAAAGGCATCTGTGGGGCGCCATTTAAATTTATCTTTTGAATGGTATGTATGTGGCAGGGTTGATGGTCTTTATATAGACCAAAATGATCACAGTAACAGTTATTTAGTGGAGGTAAAGAATAGAACTAAATCCTTTTTCAGCAATTTGAGGGAGTATGAAAAAACGCAAATACAATTATATATGTATATGTTGAATTTGCAAAAGGCAAAGCTTGTAGAAAAGTTGAATGACAAAATTCGTGTTACGGATGTCTTAAGAGACAATGAGTACATTTCGTTAGTTATAAAGTCGTTGGAGATTTTTCTTTCTAATTTTGAAAACAACTTTTTGGGAAATGAAGACGTACAGTCGAGATACGTTGCCTTGTCTAATGATGAGAAGAAGCAATTTTTGAGACAGTTGTATATCAAAGATATTTTATCATACAAGCTTAGTTTATTTGAAAGCGAAAGTGACGATGAGTGCATGATTGATGATTTATAAACGTCTTATGTTTAATTTATTAATTTATTAATTTGTTGATTTATTTCAGATTTGTTAATTTGTTGTATGTTGATAAGGAATTGTAACAATCTTATGCAAAAAGAGAGTGACATTGTGGAAGTCATATTTTCTGACGCACCTAAGCCACCATGTACATATCGTGTAGAGTTATCTGAACAAGCTAAAGACACGAATATAACACCATTTCAGATGTTGTGGAATATTTTAATTAATGGTGCCAAGAGGCTTTTTGGTGCGAATATTAATGTTCAGGACATCACGGAAGAGCAATTTGACTTACTAAAGCAATACATCAATAGTATTGGTTATGAGATTAAAAATAATTATACGTATGCAGAAGACAACATTACACCAATTTATATTAACATATGGTTTGAATTATATATACCAGAAACAAAGTGTAGATGATACAAAGTGCAAGTAAAAATTGAATTTTGTCCACAATGAAATACTATGTACTTTGCTATCAAACGCGCAAATGGATACGTTACCTTGTGAGATTATTCTTGAAATATCGAATTACATTGATTTGAAAACAATTTTTTGTGTTAAAAAGGCAAACAAAAAGTTATATTGCAATGTAAAAAGCATTGAAAACTACATTTTATTGAGGCAACTTCGTTATTCTCCGATAAGAGATATGTCTGTAATAAATGGATTTATGTTTTATTTGCGGGTTACAGCAATTTGGAATAGTTATGTGGATGTTATTTTAGTAAAGTTATACGATATGATTTATGTATATCGCAGATATTCACAGATTGATTTGTTTATGTTTTATCATATATTCAGATTGACAAGACCATATACGAACAGTGAGTATATTGACATATCGTTGTTATTTTCAAGCGAGTACTATGTAAATTTTTTGTACACAATGAGCAAGGAGGGAACATCGCATTCGTTAGACTTTGCTTGTTATAATTATTACAAGTTTTTGTTGGAGAAAAATGCAATGTTATCATTTGATTCAATGTACAAAATGTCATGTAGAGTTATTAATATGGAGGTGCTCAAAAAATTATTTGCATGCAAAGTTTTAAGTTTAAGCAATACTGTGATGGTCCCGTGTTGTGACAATTGCATCCGACCAATACTAAGTAGAATTGTGTATATCAAGTATAATTCATACACTGACAACTTGATTGATCACAATTATAGAGAGATCAAGGCCTTTTTCGCTCGCACGAATCCATTTTTGTACAAGACACTATTGCGGCAAGAGACTATATGTATTAAACAAAATATTGTTGTAAAACACCCGATCACAAAACAATTGATTAGGGTGCAAAGTAGGAGAGGGCGACGCATGATAGATCAATTTGCACAAACCTTTCCGTACTCAAAACATTACCACGAAATTCGTAGAAATATCAATGCGAAAGAGAGACAGATGCGCTCTGTGCACTTTAATTAAATGCGCTATGTGCACTTTAATTAAATAAAAGTAAGAAAAAGTAATTGGAATTAAAAATTAAATTATGTGATGTTGTTATAATAGAATGACAACATCAATATATACGATGGCGGCTATTGCAACATTTATATTATATTTTTTCAAGAGCACAGAAACATTACAAGCAGTGTGGGTAGAAGAATCTCGGGAAAACAAGCCATTCAAAAAGTATCCGCCATGTTATGACATTTGTGGTGCAACAAGAAATGTGTACAACATATTGGAACAAAAACAATTACTAGGAGAGTACAGCAAATTATTAAATGCGTACAGCATTGTGCTATGTCAAGAAAAGTTTGGAGATCAATGTAAAAAAGAAATGTTGGATCAGCGGATAGCAGATTTGCAAAATTTAGGTGGACAAATTAATCAACGTAGCTTAGATATGGTAAAAAAATACGTCAAGACATTACGAGATAACAAAATCGGAACGTTATTAGGATTAGCAACAAATGTTATAACAAAAGAGCTGTATCAAATGCAACAAGATGCAAGATTAACAATGAAAGAAAAATTGCAAGTATTAAAGATGAACGAGACATTTTATGATGTGCACTATGACATTACAAATGAGTTATGTAAAACAATTCGTTAGGTCCCAACAAAAATTGTATGAGATGGGATTCGAACCCATGCCCTCTTTCGAGGATCTGATCTTGAGTCAGACGCCTTAGACCTACTCGGCCACTCATACAGATGTAAATACCATGAATTTTAAAGTACTAGGAGTTCAAAAGGGCTGGGACGCAATATCGCGTTTTTCTAGGCGAGTTCTAGTGCTTAGTAACAAACCAATCAATTAAGATTTTATGTATGTTAGGTTTTAACTTGAACCCTAACACGCAAAACAATTACGTTTGAAACCATTATAGGTTTTCTTTTGTATGAGTAACAACAATGTGTGGAATTTTTTGTATGATAAACACAAGCGGTTGCACGACAAGGAAAATAGATGATGTTACGAAAGATGTATCTAGGTTGTTATATCATCGCGGTCCTGATAACTTGGGAGTATATAAAGACGATGGTATTTTTATGTTACATACAAGACTACGAATTAATGGAGACACAAGTTCTCAGCCAATTACTAATGACACGGAAACTATATTTTTGATTATCAACGGAGAAATTTTCAATTGGAAAGAATTATCACGTGAGCTAGATTACACTTGTACAAAATCGGATTGTGAGGTAATTATTCCATTGTACGAACGATTCAAGAAAGAAAATAAACTAGATGAAATGATGAGAAAGTTAGAAGGACAGTTTTCTTTTGTACTGTATGATACCGAGAACAAACATGTTTTAATAGGCAGAGACAGAATAGGGGTCACTCCATTGTATATTGGTCATGGTAATGACAAAACATTTATTGCTTCAGAGATGAAATGTTTAGACCAATGCGAAACTATTGATATTTTTTATCCAAGAACCTATGTTTATGATGATATCAATAAATTAAGTCAAAATTTATCAAAAGCGCAATCATACATAGATTTTGATGAAATGTATAGGAGCAAAAGTACAGTGGGCAAACTCGACAAACTGGACAAATGTACAGTAGACACGGTACACGAGAACATCCGATCACTTTTGAAAAAAAGTGTGCAAAGCCAACTTGAAGATTTGTTAAGCTCCGGTTCTCCAGATTTCGGTGTGCTTTTATCTGGAGGCTTAGACAGTAGCTTAATTGCCAGTTTGGTTGTAGAAATTTGCAAAAAATTAGGTTATCCTGTAAAAACCTTCAGCATAGGTGTTCATAAGGACGTGCCTGATTTAGTTGCTGCAAGACAAGTAGCAGCATTTTTAGGAACGGATCACCATGAATTCTACTTTGACACGCAGCTTGGTTTGCAATCCATTGACGAAGTCGTTTGGCATATAGAGAGTTATGATTGTACATCAGTAAGAGCAAGTACTGCTATGTTTTTATTATCCAAACAGATAAAGCAAAAATTTAACAAATTAAAGGTTGTTTTTTCAGGTGAATTATCAGATGAATTGTTGTGTTATTTGTATGGAGCCAATGCGCCTTCCCAAGAGGCTTTTCAAGATGAAACAGTAAATCTTGTGAGCAATGTGCATAGATTTGATTGTTTGCGTGCAAATAAAACATGTATGGCTCATTCAATGGAGGCGCGCGTTCCATTTACGGATTCAAACTTTGTCGACTATATTTTGAAGCTTCATCCAAAATGGAAATGTTTTGGTAAAAATGGACGTGTTGGTGTGATGGAAAAACAAATTCTTAGAGATGCATTTGTGGGATATCTCCCTAATGAAATACTTTATAGAAAAAAAGAGCAATTTAGCGATGGCGTAAGTGGATTCAACGGGGAAAGGGATAATTTGATTGATGCCATTAAGAATCATTGCGAAAAGATATATTCAGATGATGTATTTGAAAATGAACGTAAACGTTATGATTACAACCCACCATTGTCAAAAGAAATGTTGCATTATAGAAAAATATTCAGCAAACTATTTGGGCATATAAAAACAAGTGAAATGACTGTGAAAAGTTGGGAACCAAAATGGAGCGATTGTAAAGATCCAAGCGGGAGAGTTCAAACCTTTTGGAAAAAAAATTAATCAATTGCCCAGCACAATACTCAAACTACTTAAAATACACAATATGACAATAATGTGGGCTACTTGTTAATGCTATTAAATTTAACATTACATAATTAAGAGTACTTTGTTTAGCCAAATCCATTGGTATTAGCCAATAACTTTTATTTATTCTTTTTTGAATGAATTAAGGTCCTGGGATCCCCACGGACCTCTAATCAAAAGTCCCGACAGGATTAAAGAAATCGTATTGGGATATTAAATTTTCTTGCTTATCTATAGAAGTAATTTTTGTAAATGAGCAAAGTAAATTACGTCTTTGTACGGCACGGCCAAGGGTGTCATAACGTGGCTAACAGTTTTTACAAAGAAAGTATCATTGGTGAGAGGCCTATTCAAGTTGATCCTGAGTTAACAGATGTTGGCGTGGATGCTTCTATTCAAAATGGGTGTCATATTAGTAAAGTTTTGAAAAACAATTTCAATATAAACACAATCAATATTGTTGGGTGCTCGCCTTTGTTAAGATGTATGGAAACTGCCTATTATATGACACGAAAATGGGTAAATCCGCCACGCAAAATTTTTGTGTTTCCACATTTAAGAGAGATAGATGAGAGTTACAAAACCAACAAATACTCTATGAGCAGCTACGAAATAATGGAAAAAGTCCCCTCTTATGCTATGAAAACAATAGCCGAACAAAAGTTTTATTTGCTATCAAAAGGCATATTGCAATTTTTTGACTTTACATATGTAGAAAGATTCAGTAAAGAAAGAAAACTACCTGGTGATTTAGCATCTTTTATGACTTGGTTTTCGAGGCATTTTGTGCCATCTATTAAATCAAAACAGAATTTAAATGTTTTTATAACCACTCATCATGGTGTTTTAAGAGATGCAATAGGAGAAAGCTTTACTAATAATAACGGAGTTTTAATACAAACTATCGAATCTGAAACAATCTTAAAGATGTATTCTCTTACAAATTTATTACCAAAGGGTTTCTTCAAAAACTATAATTCGATAATGGACAAAGCCTTTTATTGTCCTTCTTCTAGATGCTCCAAATTGTGTACTAATAACCAAGTTCCAAAAAACAATCAAATCGGCCCAGTGAAAGTTGAGATGGAAAAGTGTGACGTTGAAATTTAGAGAAAAAAATATATATATAAATTAATTATGACGACGCCTCTTGCAACAATTTTCAACGGTGATGTTACTTTAGAGGAAGGAAGTGATACAAATCAATTTGGTTGGGGAGATCTAGACGTGAATAGAAATTGTGTCATTAGAAGTACACTAGATGCTAGTGGTAATACAGTTGGCGCACTATCTGTCTATGGTGGGTTTTCCCTGGCACTTACGGCAAACTTGAATAGATCATTGTCAAATGGATCAGGCAATGCTTTGAATGTGCTTTATGGAAAAACTAATTTAGTGGAAACACACATTGATACAACATTAGGTCCTGTAACAATAACGGGTGGAAATAAGGTAGACATAACAGTTGCTTCTCCCTCCAACTTTATTTCATCTGGGGGAAATTTATTACTCAGTTCTAGTTTGCATTCTCTTCAATTATATGGAGGACAAAATTCGGATACAGCAATTGATATCAAAGCAACAAATGTGGCAGGCGGAGTTTCTTTATTATCAGGCACGGACACTGGAAAAATATCAATCATCTCTGGAGGAGGAGGGATCAACCAATATGCGTCAAATGGAAATATCACCTTGACGTCACGAAATGGGTCCGGAAGCTTTGTTGTCAGTTCGTCAAATAACAATCAAAATTTAAATTTAAGTTTGATTGGTCAAACTGATTCACAAATTAAAATAGAAAGCTCTGGTACAAATGTCAACCAAACCGCACTTGTTTTGTGTACATCTCATACGGCCGGATCTATCTTAATCGCCAATAATAGTACTGGCAATGGGTCCGGATCTCTTACTTCATTGGTTGGATATGGAGGATATGTTTTGAGGACAAACACGGGGGGATCGATTTCCATGATATCACAGGGTGCAAGTTCAGAATATAAAGTACAAAGCAATGGTCAAGATCAAAATTTGTCAATTGCACTGGAAGGTAATACGAATTCTGCAATTATTGTTCAAAGTTCTGGGACAAGTACAGCGGGTGCTCTTTTTGTTCAAACGTCAAACACCAATGGAAGTATTATCTTGTCAAATACACAAGGATCTGTTGGTAAAGTACAAGTCGAAACGGGTTCGGGCGGATTTATTACAAATGCTAGCAATGGATCTGTTGTCATGACGACATATGGCGCTTCAAGTCTTTACACAAATGCAACGACAAACGATAACCAAAATTTAACTGTAAGTGTCTCTGGAAATACAAATTCAAAAGTTATTATCAATTCTTCAGGAACAAGCAACGAAGCGATTAAATTGGAAACAACAAATAATTCTGGAGGTATTTCTGTATTGTCTATGGGCGCCTTGCAATTACAAAGCTCGAATTTTGACAATGGAATAAAGATCGGAACTGGCCCTTATTCGGGAATTCCCATACAAATTGGCAACAATAGCACAACAACAATTTCTGGAAATTTGATTGTTCAAGGAACAACAACAACTGTCAATTCTGAAGTTGTTACTGTTAAAGATAATATAATGGTTGTGAATAATATTCCTCTCATCAATTCAGATGGTGGTATAGCTATTAAACGCTACCAAAATGCAAATAACACAAATGGTGGCAATGTAATAGAAGACGATCCCGAAGCAACTGGAAATGCCCAAGGTGGAACACTGACATCCATTACTCTTGCTGCATCTGAAAACTCTGTAAATGATTATTATGCTAATTACTGGGTGCGAATTGTTTCAGGGCAAGGTGCAAACCAAGTCCGAAAAATAAAAAGTTATAATGGATCTACAAAAGTGGCAACCATTTACGATAACACAGATTTTGCAACCAATACCACAAATCCGAGTCCAAGGGAAGCAATGGACTTTTTAACTAGCCCCAATAACACATCAATGTACGAATTGTATCCTTGTCACTATGTCTTGAGTATTTGGGACGAATCCGCAAAAGAATTTGCCCTTGGTTGTAGCACAAGTCCAGACAACCAAATAGATCATTACTCAAACCTTCATATAAATAATTTGGTAGCAAATGGCTTAACGATAACGTCATTAAATGGAAATGCAGCTGACATCTCTGGAACATTTGTTCTCCAAGACAATTCTTCAAGCTATGTCACGATTGACGCTTTTCCTTTGAATTATGGCGTGTATCAAGTTTACGTCAAACCAACAAGCACATCAACTCGCGCACATGCTATCTTTATGATTGGTCGAGTTGGCGAGGCAAGTACTCCTGGAACTGTAGTGAGAATTATTTCTGTCAAAGGCTCACAAGGTGAACAGCTTGATATGATTTGGGATGCAAATGTCAAACCACAAATTTACTATAGACCACCTCCAGGAGTCCCCGGAACAACAACATTTAATGTAAAAATCATTTCATTGTAATTACCTCCTTGCAATTACCTTGTAATTACCTCCTTGCAATTACCTTGTAATTACCTACTTGCAATTACCTTGTAATTACCTTGTAATTACCTTGTAATTACCTACTTGCAATTACCTTGTAATTACAATATCGTTTTATCCAATTTGAAAACCAATATACATGAACTGGTAAAACGGAAAGAGCCACACGCAAAACGAGTGTGTCATTTCTTAAAAGATAGGTTAGATAAGTGTGATAAATAATGCGTGTTAACAGAAACGTTGCACCAAATAAATTATCAGATCTGGCCGTTTTACTGATTGAACCAATTGCCAAAATGGCAGAGGGAAGTTCGGAGATCATATAAAGTCCATATAAATTGCATTTTTGGTACCAAATAGCAAGCATGTTAATGTAAATGTAAATGATATGATGAGGATATCCAGTCAAAGTATACATTGACTTTTGGTAATATTGGGTTCCAATCATGATATCACTTACTAAATAGCTAGTGAAGAAGATAATAACTACATTGCTAAAGTAATTGTTGTTGTAGTTGTTGTATGCTTGCAAGTCACAGTTATTGAACAATAAAAGCAAATTATAGTACATACCCACGCCTGTAAGAAAAAGAGAATTCCGTAGGGATAATATGTATGATTTTTGCTTTACTGTAAGGCAAGTCGAACTTGTCACAAAATGATAAAATCTTTTATTGGAATGATAAAAAACAATAAACAAAGCAAGAGACTTTAACATCAATTATTTTGAATAATATTAAACGTTTAAATCACAACTATCTATTGCGAAAAAGAGCAATACACCATACAATCAAAAACAAACATACATAGACTGTCATTAATAGAAAGACATGAGGTAGATAATGCATTATAACTGATTGCGAAAATGACCAATACAATGATGGCGAAGGAAATGTAAAAACATGGCCGCAACAATATACATTAAACTTTGAAAAATTACAAAGAACAGACTTTATTTCGACATCATATTTGAGTTTGTCTTCTTGAGGTAAAGTTTTAATGTACTCTTTGAATGATGTTTCATTCACAAGTCTATCAACATTCAACTCATTTCTACACAGTGGACACTCTCTGTAACCATTTAAAAGGAGATCATATAAACATATAACGTGTAAACTTTGCTTGCAACATTCGGTTGGAATTGTCTCTGATACGTTTTCTAAACAAATACAACAAAGTATTGAACTCTTTCTTGTTGTATTCGTTTTACTCATTGTATTCGTTGTACTCATTGTATTCGTTGTACTCATTGTATTCGTTGTACTCATTGTACTCATTGTACGATTGTGCTTTTAATTCATATTCTGTTCAGTTTTTTATTTTTTATTTGTGTATAGTAATAATAATGTCTAGACTTGGTGAACGTTATCAACGATATTCTAAATTCCCTTCAAGTAATTTTGCAGAGTCCAATTCGGAAGAATTGCAAATGAACATGTATAAAACAAGAGAAACCGATTCTCACTTTTCTTTAAGCACGCAACAAGAAGCAAATATAGAATATGAAAAGAATATTTCGTTCGTGACAATTTCGTCCCGTGATAGAAACGTGGAGCTTTATCCTAATGTTAGCAGATATGTAATCCACTTTCCTACTGAAATTAAAAACGTGGAAAGCGTAGAATTAATTCAAGCTATTATCCCAGATAAAAACAATGTTACACAAGAGCCCTATTTGTTGTTAAAGGTTGACGAAATGGAGGACGTCATGATTTCAAATGATAGAAATGTATCCGATGCTTTTGCTATATTGCAATTGACAAACCCAGTTACAGCAGGGTGCTTTATTCAAATGGATAGAAAGATACATGAAAATGTTATTAAATATTACAAAACACCTAAAGCAAGTTTATCGAAAATGACAATTTCTATAACAGATTACAATGGCAATTTGTTTAATTTTGGCACTGATAATGTCAGTCCACCAGCGAAAGCACTTCAAAACACTTTTGTATTTAAAATAGAAAGTCTAGAGAAAAAAAGAGCGGTTATGAATCATAGAAATGTGTTTTAAATGGATTTTCTATTAAAGACAAGTTGTTTGTTTATGCCGGCTTGGATAAAACAAATGTGTTGTACAATCTATACGCCAGTAATATGTAGTATGCTCCTAATATAGTGTCTCTGTGTGTTTTTATAAAATTATAGACATTGCTAGGAAGGATATTTTTCAAGTGTTCTATTAAAAACACACTTGCTACCAACAACGTTAATGCTATTTGAAATACTAATGCATACATTGGATTGATTGTATTAGTTGAACTGACTTGATTCATTTTATACTTTTAGTATATTGTATAAAAAGAAAAAAGAAATTAAAATCTGGTAGACATACCCCCCCGTGGACCAAAATCGTTTGGTTCAATGCTTTTGAGTGCATTTGGTTCTTCAATTCCTGTAAAGATACTAAAGGAGCGTTGATGAAATTCTGTATCTTTAGGATTACATGGCTTTTTATTTGTTTCATACAGTCCTCTAAGAGAATCTTCTATATCAACGTCGCCACGAGCAAGTTGATATTTGCTTGGTGTAGTTGGTAAAGGTAAAGGTCCAAACGTATTTTTTACATTACAGTTGGTAAGTATATTACCAGTTTCTCCGTTTTTCATTTGCGAAAATTGATCGATTTGCTCAGATGGAACAAACAACTTGTCTTTGATAGACATTCCAAAAAAATTCATAGATTCTTTACCTTGCAACAAATCAACGTGATTCGTGGTCACAAACTTTAGCTTTTTGTTGTTAGATTCTAACCGTTGTTGTATTTCGCATGGATCATCAATCAATTTATTAAACTCTCTTGTTTTAGTGTTTTGAAAAGCAGAGTTGTCAAAGTTGCCAGTGTACATCATTTTCGTTATTGTACTTTGCTTGTATACCAAAAGCAAATAAAATAACTTTGAATAATTAATTTATTTTAAATGAAACCGTGTATTCATGATCCTTTTGCAAGCTAATTGTGTCGTCACTTTGTGGGTCACTTTGTGTGTCACTTTGTGTGTCACTTTGTGTGTCACTTTGTGGGTCACTTTGTGGGTCACTTTGTGGGTCACTTTGTGGGTCACTTTGTGGGTCACTTTGTGGGTCATCAAAAATATTGTTAGCACTAGCATTAGCATTACTACTGACAATTTCGTTATAAGGTGTCATGTCCAGTGTGATGAAATCACGAGTATTTAAATTTTGTAAACTAGACTCTATGTTGTCTAGTTTTTGCAAGATAGTTTGAACATGTTGAGACTTTTCTCCAGAAAGAAGTGGTGACTCTTCTTCATCATTTCGTTTAGTCGACCAAATTGTCGACAAAACATTAACGAGCAGTTGTAAAGAGCCGTTGCTTTTGATTTTATTGACAAAAGGAAGTATTTCACTAATTGCCAACAAGACAGTAGGAATAATTGACAAGTATGCTTCCATACTCAATTGCAATATTAAAATTTAATTCGTTTTTTTATACATCAACACACAATTCCCATTTGTTAAACATTTGGTTGTACTTGCATGCATGTTCTATTTTGTCTTTGTTTTTGAATAACTGTTTTGCATACTTTGAGTCACTTATTTTTTTTATGTAAAGAATTCCTTCTTTGTTACCGCTTTCCTTGTCTAAAACATTATAAACATCGGCATACGCACCACGTTCAATATACATCATTCGTGTTTTATTATGATTAGGCAAGCAAAGTAGGTGTCGTGTTTTTTTATCGTCTGTGATAGTTTCCAACGCGACAATAAAGTTTTTGAATATGAAGTTTTGCCTAAAGACAGTCACCATTAACTCATTATAAGAAGGAAAAACTGGATGTATTGAAATATCCAAATGATCATTCAAATGTTGCAATGTTGGAGTATTTAAAATAATTTCGTTCAACATTGTGTACCTTAAAGGGTAATCCAAAACGACAACTTGGTTATTCTTCATCAAAATGTCGGATATTAGAAACGTATATTTATCATTTAAAGCATACAAGTACCCTTCAAAAAGCAAAGGTTCATTGAATCGTTTATCGATTTCAAGAAAGAAATCAGAATGTTGATTTTGGGTCAACAAGTCTACATTCCAATCAGAATAGGAATCTTGAAAAAAGTACAATTGATTAAAATTGGAACCTTTTGACGAAATACAAAGGTAGAACTTTTTATTGTTGTTGGGAATAATAAAGCTTTCCGATTTGACGGATTGTGATGTTTTAGGCGTCAAAAGGTATTCATTATATGTTTTTAAAAGGGGTGCAAGTAATGAATATTTAAAATTTTCGATTTGCGAGTATTCTGCAGAGTTTTTTAAAAAGATTGTCATTTGACTGGAGATGTTGTTGTCCATGGTAATCACAGATTTATTCATTTTTTTCTAGACACGGCTTAATTCTTGTTTTTTTTTAAATTACTATAATAAGTGACCATGTCTGGTTCTGTATTTTTTGAAGGCAATGCTTATATAGATGGAGGTAGAATTCAAAATACTGCCTTGGTAAGCTCAAGTATAGGAAATTGCAGAATAACAAGCAGCTCATTAGACATGAATTTGGAAAATATTACAAGTGTAAAAGATCCCATATTAAGCCAAGATGCAGCCACAAAAAAATATGTTGATGATCTTGGAATTGTAATCACACGAGCTACATTAAATGGTATGAATCCAACAACTATTTCAGACAATTTAAGAGGAAGCTTTATTATTACAATAACAAATGAAGTGTTGAATGGGCCTTCCGGTATTTTTCATGTCACGAAAAATGCAAACAGCAATGAGGCACATATAGTGAGAACAGTGGCCGCTCCTGGATTAAACACTTTCAATTTCTTGAATGTGACATGGCCTCCAAATACGGGCATCTTGCTTCAAAAATCTGCTTCGACTTTTGACGGAAGTTATCGTGTTAAAGTTATGTGAGTTTTGAATAAATGTAATATTGAAGTTCTTCGTTGCCAAGTGACCCTAGATACTTGAACTTGTTCCCAAATATGTAGAATAGGTATTGAAAAATCAATATTAGAACCAATGTCGTGGATACAATGGTCCATGTACACCTTGTTACAATTTCATTTCTACTATTGAGAACTGCATTAATAAGATATAAACCAAAACACAACATAACAACCATGAATAACCCAGTGACTTTGGTATAATTGTTTATCTTGTCAATCAATACATCTTCTCGTTCTTCACTGATTTCAAGTATTTTTTTTAAAGCATCTTTTGTATTGACTACCTTTTGATTTTGTATAAATGATTCATACATTAATCGATCCAAAAGTTTTCCTTCCTGCAATGTTTCTATGATATTTTTGTTGTCTACTTTAAGCTGCTTTTCAAAATTAAAAGAGGAAATGCTTTTCATTGCTTTGCTTAATTGCTTTAATCCGCTTTTTATTTTAGAGTCAACGCTTGGTACAACAATCTTAAAGAACATTATGATCTCATAAATCGTTAAAACTGTGGCGATACATAGAACCGCAAACAAACTCTGCAATCCTGGCCCGGAGGTGACTGTTTTTAACATACTCTATTATTATATATTTTACATTTTAAAATTAGTGTAAAAGGATGATTTTACACTAATAAATAGCAATTTTAAATTGTTTGTAATGTATATAGTCTTCAATACATGAATACAATACATTGTATTAAAAGGAATGATTGGATCATCATTTTGTCCAATGTGCTCTTTTTTATGGTTGTGCAAACGTTGTTTTTTGTTTTTATTGCATCTAAACAATACGAAAATGTACTAGTTGCAAAACTTGAATTGGTTAAATCTATTTATACTAAATTTCCAGATATCAAACAAGCGCTATTGGAAACAAAAGATGCATATATACAAAGTAAAGAAAACATTGTAAAAGAACAAGCTAAAAAACGTACACGGGCAAATAAAGATTTGATATGGAAATATTGCGGTGTACCTATTCTCATTGTCCTGTTTACACTATTCTACTTTGTGTTTGTCAACGTTTCAAAAGAAGCATGGAGTGAAGTGGATACTTTAGGTATGCTGTATGTTGCTCTTGGATATCTTACAGAATTGTGTTTTTTCTTTTTTATTGTAAAAAAATATGAATTTGTAGGAGATCAATATATCGTCTCAAATGTATTACAAGATGTTATCAACTAATTTGTTGTAGTTTATTCTCAATATTTACTATTTTTTGTTCATACTCTTCAAGATTTTGCTTGTTCTCCTCAAGTTGTTCAATTGTTTCCATGTCAATAACTGACAAAGACTCTGTACTACTGTATTTACATAATAAAATAACCGCTGCATTGACAACTCCAATGCAAACAGCAGTGATTATGATTCCAGCAATTTCTTTTTTCATTTAATTTTTAAAATGTATATCTTATTTATTTAAATTACTTCAAACTTATACTTCCTTTGGACGCAACGGAATGGGTTCAGCCAAGTCAGCAAGATCGTCATCTTCTTCTTCTAACACTTGTGTTTCATTTGTTGCCACTTGTGTTTCGTTTGATGCCACTTGTGTTTCGTTTGTTGCCACTTGTGTTTCGTTT